AGTTCCTTTCACTCACTATTTGAATGCCTCTATGACTCTTCCTAATCTTAACATTATGTCTAACTGGAATATTGGAACTTTGCATATTGTCGTTTTGGATACTTTACAGACTGCTGAAGGTGGTCCTTCCTCTCTTACTGGAACTGTTAGCATAAATTCTATCGATCCCAAGTTGTATGGTACTGTCAGTAGGAATGCTTTCTTTGTGCCTGCGACCCACCCTTCCGGTCTTTCTCCTTTCGAATTAAAGAAACTTAAAACAAAAGGCTACAATGTTGTGAAAGCCAAAACCCAATCTTTTTTAGAAAACATGGCTGCAACTGCGCTCAACGGAGTTGCTCCCACTGCAATGCAAACTATTTCTGGCTTTTTCAAACGCAATTTCGACCGACCTATGGCTGCTGCTGAACCAATGATTATGACTGATAAAGCTCAACATGATTTAGCGTATGGCAAAGGCCCTAACTATGGTGCCCGGTTAGCATTGGATCCCCTTAGTTCAACAAAACAAGATAGAGCGTTAGAAAATGGAAACATCATGGACCTTAAGTATTTGTTGTCTGAGGAAAGTTGCTTACATTCTACGTTCACGTGGAAGATGGGCGATTCTTTTGGCAATCTCTTATGGAAAGTTCCAGTTACACCTATGCATAATGATTTTACTGTATTTTCTGGAAATAACGGTGCAGTGTTTAACCCTGACCGTATTGCTTACACTGCGGCTGGATATGAATTCTGGAATGGTGACTTAGAATATACATTCAAAGTTATCAATAATGGATTTATGGCTGGTCAATTACTTATTATTTGGATTCCTGGAACATACCATCCAGATATAGATTTAGAAACTGCTCAAAGCTCCTATGTTACGAAAATAGATATGAAGAACTTGTCTGAAACACAATATACTAACATTGTTCCATATCAAGCTGTTACTGAGGTTCTTGAAAATCCACCCAATTGGAAAACAGTAGTTCACAACTATGTTGGCGTTGCTGTTCCTGTCACCTCAAAAGACCCTCAAGTTTATAATAATGGTACTTTGTGTGTATATGTTACACAACCCTTGGTGTCTAACCCAAATTTGTCTGCGAGTTTAGCAATTAATGTTTGGAGACGTGCAAGTGCTGG